ATAGTATAATTCCTTATTCAACTACTAAATCAATAGGAACAACAAAGGTTACTGTATCAGAAACAAAACAACCAATTGATTGTTTAACATATGAAGAAACCTTGAATGAATCAAAACGAACAATTCTATTGATTAAAAAAGATATTATTTCAGATGTTAAAAAACAATTTATTAATTTGATGAGCACTTAATTAATGGCTTCTACTGATTTATTATACCCACAGGATTTCTCCCTAGATTCCTGCAAAATTGTAACTGCTTTAGGACAACCTTATGAATTTAGGTTTATGCTTTTACATTTGGAATATTTTGAAGATTTATACAATAACTTCATCACTGGTTCATTGACAATCAATGATTCTGTTGGGTTCTTATCTCAACTATCTTTTTCTGGCCATGATTATCTTATTTTAGGTTTTTCTAAACCAGGTACAGATATTAAACTTGAAAAAACATTTAGAGCATATAAAGTTTCAAATCGCCACATTGTAAATTACCAAAATGAAACTTATACTATTCATTTTTGTTCAGAAGAGGCTATATTATCCGAACAGTATAAAGTAAGTAAGTCTTACCCAAATACAAAAATTTCAGATATTGTCAATGATATCATGTATAACCAGTTGGGTACATCAAATACTAAATTTCTATCAACAAATAGTGAAGTCACTGTAGGTGTTAGAGATATAGTTATTCCTAATATGAAACCATTTGAAGCAATCAATTGGTTATGTACTCAAGCTATATCAGGGACAACAAAAACTACCGGTACTTCTTATTTGTTTTATGAAAATGTAAATGGATATAATTTTAAATCATTACAAACATTGTTCAAATCTCCAGTATATGGTGTTTACAAGTATGAACCTAAAAACTTGAATATGCCTGATGATGCTCGTGTACAAGATTTAGGTTTAGAAGCTAATAATGTTATTGGTTTTGAAGTTGTTTCAAATTATGATTCACTTGACATGATTAACTCAGGTGCTTACGCTAACCAATTGATAGCAATAGACCTATTAAGTTTAAATTATACTGTAAATAATTTTGATTATTTAAAATATTTTAATCAGGCTCAAAAATTGAATCCTTATCCAATTCTGGCCAATTCTTACAATAGATTTAGTCAAACGGCTAACACAACATATCAAGCGGTAATCAAAACAGCTGTGACGAATACAGGCGATTCAACTTATAATTCTTATATTAGGACTAAACAACCATCTATTAAAGATGTTAACATTGAAACTACTATTCCTTTTCGTACGGCACAGATACCTGAAATTAACGCAATTAAATATAAGATAAGTATACCTGGTGACCCATATATGACTGTGGGTAATATTATTACTTTTAATTTACCTGAGTTAACAAGAACAACAGATGATAAAGCTTTAGATAATTTCTATTCTGGTAATTATTTAGTTACAGCAGTCAAACATACAATTGATATTGAAGGCAAATTTATGACACTTATGGAAATATCTAAGGAAAGTGTACCAAACCAGTATATTAGTCCTGATAATTCTTTACAAGCGTGGAAATTGATAAGAGGTAGATAATGGATCGTAAAAACTTTATTGGATTAGATGGATTTGTATGGTTTATGGGGGTTGTCGAAAATCGCCATGACCCTTTGCGCCTTGGTCGATGCCAAGTGAGATGTTTTGGTTGGCACACAGAAAACAAAATATTAATCCCAACGGCTGATTTGCCTTGGGCTCAACCAATGTTTCCTGTTAATGGCGGTGACCTTTCTGCTACACTTAAAGAAGGTGACTATGTAATTGGTTTCTTTTCGGATGGCGATTCTGCTCAGTTCCCTATTATTATGGGTACTATTCCTGGTGTTCCAAATCAAGCACCAAATACAGGTAAAGGTTTCTCCGACCAAAGAAGTGAAGATGATTTAACTAAATCACCAAGAACACCTCAAAGTGTAACTTTTAATAATACGGGTATTGGTGTGAATGTTACAGAAAAAGATAAAGCACCAATCTATCCATTCCAATTAAATGAACCAACAACATCTCGTTTATATCGCAATGAAAACATTGCAAATACAGCTGTTGGTCTCAAACGAACATCAATGGATAAAAATGTACCTACAGCATTTGGCGACTTTTGGGATGAACCATATCCAGCATACAATGCAACACCACCTTTCAATCATGTAGTTGAAACTGAATCAGGCCATGCTTTTGAAATGGATGATACTCCAGGCTCAGAGCGTATTCATATGTTACACAGAACTGGTACTTTCTTTGAAATGTATCCATCTGGTACTAAAGTTGAAAAGGTAGTTAAAAACAATTATCAAATCATTTTAGGTGATGATATGATTCATGTGATGGGTAAGGTAAACATTACAGTAGATGGTGACACCAATATTCTTTCTCGTGGAGATATCAACATTATTGGCGGTAATGATTTGACTGCCCGTATAGCTGGTACAGTAGATATTACAGCTGGTGAAAACATGAACTTCAAGGCTGCCAATTTCACTTTTAAGACTCCTGGTTCAATTGATACTATTGCTGATACACTAAGAGAGTCATTTGTGAATAAAAATGTTTCGGTGTCTGCCACGCATGCGGAGACATCAGGTATTAAACACATGACAGCCAGTGTTTACAATGAAACAGTTGGGTTATCATCTTATCGTTGGAATGGTGACAAACATATGTGGACAGGTGCAGATACTTATTCTCGCCATGCTGATGGTACGGATTATGGTTGTCCTGGTGACCCATCAAGAAGTGGAGATGATGATTGTTCTGGTGTAACTTCAGCCACACCACCTCAGTCAGCGATTGACCCAAATATTTACGAAGCACCTTATCGTGCAACTAAAAATGACCCAGCGTTTAGTGAAGAAGAGATACCTGTTCCAAATTTAGATGTTGTTCCATTGGATCAGTTGACACCAGAACAAGCTTATGCTCTACATCAATCCGCTCAATATGGTCCTTCAACTGCTAATACATCTGACCCTTCTGTGATAGCGTCACAAGCAAATACAGCCAATTTGACTCCCAATCCAGATGCCGCATGTATCCCTATTGCGCAATTGGTTCCATCTGATAATTGTATCAATATTATCAAACAATTTGAAGGATTTAGTGCCAAGGCATATCCAGACCCAGCAACTCATGGTGCACCAATCACAATTGGTTATGGTGCTACGGCTGCTGCTCTAGGTAGACCAGTCAACTTAGGTGATACTGTCACTGAAGCTCAAGCTACTGCTGATTTAACCACAATGGTTAATAAATTTGCTAATTCAGTTCGTAAACAACTAACAACTCAATGTGTCACACAAGGACAGTTTGACGCTTTATGTTCGTTTGCTTATAATGCTGGTGCAGGTAATTTAGCAAAATCATCAATGATGAGTTTCACTAATGCTCAAGATAAAGCCTCAGCTGCTGATGCTTTCTTACAATGGAACAAAGCGGCAGGTAAAGTGTTGCCTGGTTTAACAAAACGCAGAGAAGCTGAAAAAGCTCTCTATTTGTCATAGGAGTATTGAAAGATGTTATGGCCTCATGGAAAATTTAATTTGCCTGGAACATCAGGTGTATCATCATTATTCTCATTCAAAGATGATGCACCAGTTCAAGTTAGCACAGAAGCGACTGCGCAACAACAAGCAATTAATAAACAAACATTATCCGATCCTTCTGTTTATAATAGTCCAGCAAATGCCGCTGGTGGATTGAAAACAAATTATCCACCAGAAACTCAAGCTTCTTATTCTGGCGGTGATGCTAAAAAAGATCCAGGCGCACCACCATGTGGTTCAGCAGGTACAAGTATTGTTAGTTTCTTGGATAAGTGTTTAGCTGAAGCATCTCAAGGTACATGGAGAGAATCTGGCCAAGGTGGTAAACCATCAAACCCAAACATTCTTAATGCTTGGAAAAATATTGGGTTATCAGCTTCAACTGACCAAACTCCTTGGTGTATGGTGTTTACACAATTTGTTTTAAAACAATGTGGTTATTATTATATTTCTTCGGCCTCTGCCGCTGATTTGGCTAGTCCAAAATTAAAAACAACTGTAGTGACTACAAATGTAAGTGAGATTTCATCCAAAGGTCAACCTGGAGATTTAATATTATTCAATCGCCAAGGTGGCCATCATGCTGCCATATTGTATCAAGCGTCAGGTAAAGTATATTGGGTTGGGGGAAACCAAACTCCTAGTGGTGCACATAGTCCAGATGATGGCGATGTAACAAAATCTTCAGGTGACTCTTTCTTATCAGCAAATTTTGCAGGTCTTTATAGACCTACTTGTTCGTAACATAAATAAAGTATGGCTAATACATTACAAAATAGATATACAGATTTAGATTTAAAGTTTACCAAACACCCTATCAAAAAAGATATTGTGTTGAGTGTTGACGACCAGGCGGTTATTCGTTCGGTTCGTAATTTAATTCTAACCAATCACTTTGAAAGACCTTTTCATCCAGAAGTTGGGTCTAATGTGACAAAATTGCTATTTGAACCTATTACTCCTTTGACAGCAAACTATTTACAAAGAGAAATAGAAGATACAATTAAAAACTTTGAACCAAGAGTAAAATTGCAACAAGTTGTTGTCCAGGTTAATCCAGACAATAATTCATATCAAGCAATCATAAGTTTTTTTATTAACAATCAAGTTCAGCCGATTACAACGAACTTAGTTTTACAGAGATTACGATAAATGGCCGCAAACAATAATATTCAAATATCAGATTTAGATTTTGATTCAATCAAAACTAATCTAAAAACATTCCTTCGTGGACAAAATACATTTAAAGATTATGATTTTGAAGGTTCTGGTTTATCGGTTCTTTTAGATTTGCTAGCATATAACACCCATTACAACGCATACTACTTAAATATGGTTGGAAATGAAATGTTTTTGGATACTGCGGCTCTCAGAAGTTCAGTAGTATCTCATGCTAAATTATTAAATTATACACCTAGTTCAGCAACTGCACCATTGGCCACAATTAATTTGGTAGCCACTAATGTTTCTGGTACTTCATTATCTCTTCCTAAGTTTACAAATTTTAAATCAGAAGCAATTGATGGTGTCAATTATACTTTTGTAACTAAAGATATCTATACTGTTCCTGTTTCAGGACAAACAGCAACCTTTGAAAATGTTGAAATTTTACAAGGTCAACCAGTATCATTATCTTATACAGTAGATACTGCTACAAATCCAAAACAATTGTTCTCAATTCCTGATTCACAAATTGATACTGCAACTCTTGTGGTGCAAGTTCAACAATCTATAACAAATAGTACAACATCAACCTACAATTTAGCCAGTGGCATATTAGAACTAGATGGGCAATCTCAAGTATATTTCTTACAAGAAGGCACATCTGGTTTGTATGAAATTTATTTTGGTGATGGTATTTTAGGTCAAAACTTAATTGATGGAAATATTGTAAATATTACATACATTGTGACAAATGGTTCAGCCGCATCTGGTGCTAATAACTTCACATTGATGGATAGTATTGGTGGTAGTGTGACTGTTTATCCAGTTACACCAGCTAATTCTGGTGGTGATAAAGAATCTATTGATTCAATTAAATTTCAAGCACCTAAATCATATTCAGCACAAGGTCGTGCGGTTTCATACGAAGATTACATCACGGCTATTCAACAAAATAATTTAGGTTTTGCAATTCAATCTGTTAATGTTTGGGGCGGAGAAGATAATATTCCTCCTGCTTATGGACAAGTATTCATTTCAATTAAACCAAAGAATAGTTATGCTCTAACAGATTCACAAAAACAATTACTGTTAAATGATGTTATTAAACCTATTTCAGTTGTAACAGTGTCACCAACTATTTTGGATCCAGATTACACATATTTAAAAATAACAACTGATGTTGTTTATGACCAAAAACAAACAACACTAACATCTAGCCAAATACAATCTACAGTATCTGCGGCTATCCGAAATTATGCAGACACTAACTTAAATACTTTTAATTCAACATTTAGTTTATCTGATTTGGCGATTGCTATTAAATTAGCAAACCCATCAATCATTACATCTGATGTTAAAGTTCAGGTTCAAAAGAAATTCTATCCAACTTTAGGTGTGCCTAAACAATATATCTTGAATTATGGTGTAGAATTATACCGTTCATTGTTTGAAGCTGGTATTACAAGTACACCAACAATGCAATATTTCACATCAGGTTCAGATATTACTTTGATTCCAGAAGTGTATATTGAAGAGATTCCTTTTGCCGCATCTGGTATTAGTTCAATTAGTATTTTGAATCCAGGTTTCAACTATACGGAAACTCCTACAGTACAAATTTTGGGTGATGGCACTGGCGCATCTGCTCATGCCGTAGTGAAAAATGGATATATCTCCAATATTGTTGTTGACAATTCTGGTAATAATTACACTCAGGCTATTGTTAATATTATTAATTCACCTACTGATAAATCTGGAACAAATGGTTCAGCGTTTGCTACATTACAAGGTCAATATGGTTCATTGAGAACTTATTATTATAATTCTGTAAACAATGTTAAAACTATATTAGACAATTCAATTGCTACGGTAGATTATTATAACGGCACAATCACATTTAACAATTTCAAACCTTTTGATATTAATAATGATTTAGGTCAACTTACTTTGACTGCTAATCCTTCAAGCACTATTATTTCATCATCAACAAATAGAATTGTTACGGTTGACCCATACGATCCAAATTCAATCACTGTTAATGTTACATCTAAATAAAATATGTTGCCAATAAACAAAACCTCCATTCGTATACCGTCACAGTTACCTGAGTTTATCAGAGATGACCTCAATTACGAAACATTCGTAGCTTTTGCGGAAGCTTATTATGAATGGTTGGAATTATCAGACGCATCAAATGCATCTAGTACATTAGTTAATACATCTAATGAAGGTGTAACTTATGGTTTAAAAAATCTACAAAATTATTCTGATGTTGATAAGACATTGGATGATTTCTTGGATTATTATACCAACGATTTCTTACCTAACTTTCCTGTTGATGTTTTATCCGACAAAACTAAATTAATAAAAGTAGCTAAACAACTATATCAAGCAAAAGGTACGCCAGCTTCTTATAAGTTATTGTTCAGAGTTCTTTACAATTCTGATGCTGAAATTTTAATGACTGGCGATTTGGTATTCCGTGCTTCGGCTGGTGATTGGTATGTTCCAAAATATTTAAAAATCAAAACAAGTGATGAAACTTGGTTAAATTCAAGCATTAAAAATTTAAGATTATTTGGTGAAACATCTAAATCATTTGCTGTTATTGAAAATACAGTCATAGCTTCTGGTGCAGAAAAATACAATCTATACATTTCTCAAATTGAAAGATTGTTTAAATCAGGCGAATACATTAGAGTTGTTGATTCTGCCAATAGAGATGTGTATTTTTTAAATGGTCAAGTTGTACCAGAAGGTACAGAAAATTCTTATGTATTAAGAGCTAAAATTGTTGGTGCTATTTCTAATATTAATATTAATAACGCTTACAGAGGTTCAAAATATAAGCCAGGTGATCCAGTTGTTTTATATAACGGTTTAGATTCATCAACTGGTATTGGTGCTACTGCTCAAATTGCAACAACAACATCTGGTTCTATTCAAAGATTAAATCTTGTTAATCCAGGTTATGGTTATAGACCAGCTCCATATAGTTCAATCACTTTTTCTGGTGGTGGTTTAGGTGCTGTCGAAGCTACTGCTCATATACAAACAATTCAACAAACAAATCAAGATTTACTTAATTTTGTTTCAATTGATAATATAGGCTTATTAGCGAATTCTGGTGTCACATTAGATTCCTATGCCTATGGGTTTGTCGCTAATCCATCAGCTAATGCTTTAACTAAATTAGTAAATGCTTTAAATTTTATATCATTTGAAACTGCACCAATTGATTCAGTTATTGTTGATAATGGTGGCGGTGGGTATTCTTCTGTACCTGATGTATCGGCTCAAGCACTATATACTGATATTTTAAATAATCCTCAACAAATTGCAAGTCTTGGTGTATTAGCACCAGTACAAATAATTAATGCTGGTGTTGGTTACCTTGTCAATGATAAAATTATTTTTACTGGAGGTAGTGGTGTTGGCGCTTATGCTAATGTGACTTCGGTAAATCCAGAAACTGGTGCTATTTTAGGAATCTCATATGTTTCCAATTACACTAACACCGGCACATATCCATTAGGTGGTATGGGTTACAATAGTGGAGTTCCTCAGGCTTCTGTGCTTTCTGCTAATGGTAGCGCTCATGGTGCTAATGTGTATATTCCTGGTATCTTAGGTACAGGTGCAACATTTAGTACAGTAACAGACAGAATTGGTGCAATTACAACTATTCAAATCAATAACGCAGGTGAAGATTACATTTCAACACCAAATGTTTCATTCAGAGTTCAGGACTTAATTGTTACCAATCCAACTGGTGATATTGGTAAATTGACTCCGGGTTCAGTATTGTTCCAAGGAACTGATATTGATGTTCCTACCGATAATGACATTTTTACTTATCAATCAATTGTAGATTCTGTTCAAGTAATGGTTTCTACTCCATATCCAAGTACAACAATTTATAGAATAAGAGTATATAATTATGTTGGCTCAATTGATATCACCAAATCAATATATGCTGATTTAGATTCTCAACCATCATATCCACAATTCAACTTAAACTCAACTCTTGATGCACCTGGTTTATATGAAAATGGTATTTGGTCATATGGTGATGGCGCAGCTAAAGGTACCGCTAAATTTGCACAAGGTTTAATATTTGGTGAAGGTCGTTACTTGACAACTGTTGGACAACCAAGTTCATATTCGGTATTACAAAATGATATCAATAATAACTACACATATATTCTTTCAGTAGAACAACCTATTTCTAAATATAGAGACCTATTGAAGAAACTATTACACCCATCAGGTACTAAAGTGATTGGCCGTGACTTATTGAAGAGTCAAAAACACTTTACATTACATGGCAACAGAGGTCAAGGTTTAATCCATCCAATACAATATTGGTTAAGTTGGCCAGTTGGTGATCCATCAGCTAATGTTTCTATGAATGTTAAACATGGAATGTTATCGACAAATACAATCAATGTTACAACCACATCAGGTAATACTAATTTTAATAGTATTGATGCTGGTGATTTTATTATGATTGATTACGGTGCACCTTTCCCAATTTCATCTACAATTACTGGCGTAGATAATGCTAATGGTGTAATTTCAATTCAAGATAATGTATTCTTAACATTCCCGAATGTTGCATATGGTTATGCAAATACAACTGTAAATGCAATTCAAATTTCAGATTTTAATATAGCTAACACACCTAACTATGATATTATTAATAACAAGATTTACACAGATGCAAATAATCACATAAAAGACATTGTATTTGTAGGTGATAATATTATAATGGGTGGAAATACCTTTATTATTCGAGCTGTTGATTATGAGAAACACTTAATTTACATTACATTGGATCAAGGTTTACTTGCTGCTGACCCAACATCTATTGACATTGTGACAGAAGATGGTGCTAATAATATTTTATTAGGTCAATATTTACTTTCTGGTGGAACTCAATCTAATCCTATTCCATTCACGATAAATAGAGTAATAAATACCACAAACGCTTACATAAGAAAACAAGACTGAGGCTATAAATGTCTAACATAAAATTAACCCAATTAACTGAGTTATTGACGGTTTCACCTTCAAACACTATTTTGATGGCGACAGACCTATCAGTATCTCCTAATGTTTCCCATTATGTGAGAGTAGGAACATTAACACAAACAGACTATTCTTTAGCTAATGCCGCTTTCTTGAAAGCAAATGTTGCCTACAATACTGGTTACAGTGCAAATTCTGCTTTATTTACCGCTGGGTTAGCATTTAATCAAGCTAATACGGCATTAACTATAGGAACCGCTTCAGGTACTTTGGCTCAGGCAGCTTTCAATAAAGCTAATACTGATTATGACATCGCTCAAGCATCTTTTAAACAAGCAAATACAGGTTCAACAATTGCCCAATCTGCCTATAATCAAGCAAATACAGGTTCAATAACTGCTCAAGCATCTTTTGACAAAGCAAACTCTGATTTTATTCATGCGAACTCTGCCTATAATTTAGCAAATAGTTTATATACAAATACAAGTTCATTAGCATTAGCTCAAGCCGCATATAACCAAGCTAATACAGATTTCGTTCATGCAAATTCAGCATATAATAAAGCTAATACAGATTACATATTCTTTTCAACAGGATATAATGTCGCTAATTCAGCATTATCTGGTGCAATAAGTGGTACGGCTTTAGCTCAAGCGGCTTTCAATAAAGCAAATACAGATTTCGACATTGCTCAGGCTGCATATAACCAAGCTAATACATCAAGTACAAATAATGGTTCAGCGTTAGCACAAGCTGCATATAATCAAGCTAATACAGATTTAGCTATAGCGCAAGCTGCATATAACCAAGCTAATACATCGTATATCAATAGTGTTAGTTCATTCAATCAATCTAATAATAGTTCAATTACAGCAAATTTAGCTTTTAACAAAGCAAATAATGCTTTACCATTGACCGGTGGTACATTAACTGGTACATTAAATTTTGGTGGAACAAATAGAATCATTACTGGTGATTTTGGAGATTCTGTTATAGGCAATAGACCTTTATTTCAGTCTAATCAACCAAATTCAAATACTGATATTATGGCGGCTCCAAGTGGTACAGCTGTCATTTCAGGTTTCACTGCATTTGGTGCATCTGATGTAAACAATTGTTCTTACGGAAATTTCTGGCAAAATGGTAAAACTACAATTGTTGAAGCTGGCGCAGATGGGACAGGTGTTTACGGTAATTTTATCATAGCAACATCTTCAATAGCTCGAATCAACATAGCTGCCAATGGTAACATATATCATACAAGCCCTGTATTGTTATCTACCGACCCAACAACAGATTTACAAGCTGCAACTAAGCATTATGTAGATATTGCATCTGGAGGCCTTGGCGTTAGTCAAATTTGGCAATCATTAACTGGTTCTCGTGCATTAGGAACAACTTATACAAACAATACAACTAAACCGATTGTTGTATATGCTAGAGGTTCTGCTGGAAATGGAACTATGACCGGTTATGTTGGTACTGTTGAAGTAGCTTCAGGTTCAGCTGGTAGTCATGCTGTGGCGGTGACATTCATTGTTCCAGCAGGAGATACATATAATATCACATATCCATCTAATTCATTGGCATATTGGGCAGAACTAAGATAATTTAAAGGATTAAAATGTCAGCAAATACAGGTGTAGTAACTTATGGTGGTTATACCCATGAGGTCAATCAATATTATGATTCCGTTGTAGTTCAACTACCGGGAACTGGTCACACAAAAACAACAAAGTATTGTTTCTTATCCCGTGTTGATCCATGGACAGATGAAAATAATCCACCTGCGCCAGCATTAACTCAACAAAATATCAAAAATGTTTACAACAACATGTTTGTTATTAAGCGTGTTTATCCATCTGATATGTGTCCTATGACAGATAGAATTAATTGGACAAAAAATGCGGTGTATGATTACTACCGTGATGACATTGATATGTTGACTCGTGGTTCAGATAGCAAGTTCAACCTAAAATTCTATGTGAAAAACAAATACGACCAAGTTTTCAAATGTTTA